CTGTCGAATATGTTCCGCGCCTTCTTCGCCAACAACTTCGCCAACGAAGTCTGGGGCCTGCCGGTGGCGGAGCCTGTGGCTGGCACCGCCGCGACCGGCACCATCACGGTGACGCTGGACGCTGGCGGCCACGAGGCGGGCACCATCGACCTCTACATCGGCGGCCAGCATGTGCCGGTCAATATCGGTGCCGCCGATACAGCCAACAACATCCATGTCGCGATCTCGGCCGCGATCAATGACAATTTCGATCTGCCGGTCTCGTCGGTGGGCGGCCCGACCGTCTGCACGCTGACGTGCAACTGGAAGGGCGTCAGCGGCAACGACATCACCATGCTCGACAGTTACTACGGTCGCATGGGCTCTCAGGAGCTGCCGACCGGCGTCCACATCGTCTACAACAATCTGGGCATGCTGTCGGGTGGCACCTCGACGCCGATCTTCGACACCGCGATCTCCAATCTCGGCGAGCGGAATTTCGAATATGTCGCGATGCCGTTCACCGACTCGACATCGCTGCTGGCGTGGGAGACCGAGTACGGCTTCACCGACAGCGGACGCTGGGGCTGGATGCGCCAACTGTTTGGCCACATCTTCTCGGCGAAGCGGGGTGACTATCCGAGCCTGCTTGCCTTCGGCGAAACCCGCAACCAAGGCGTCACCTCGATCATGGCGGTCGAGCTGGCGTCACCGACGCCGGTCTACGAGTGGGCCGCCGCCTATGCCGCCAAAGCCCAGCGCGCCCTGATCAACGACCCGGCCCGGCCACTGCAGACGCTGGAATTCACCGGGGTGCTGACCGCGCCGCTACACCAGCGCTTCAACCGGCCGGAACTGAATACGCTGGCTGGCTCCGGAATCGCGACGCAGGAAGCCGATGCCAACAATCTGCCGATGATCCTGCGGGAGACCACGACCTACCAGCTCAACCTGTATGGTCAGGGCGACGACGCCTACGAGCTGGTGACCACGCTGGCGACGCTGGCGCGGTTGCTGCGCAATCAAAAGCAGGCGATCACGTCGGCCTTCCCGCGCCACAAGCTGGCCGATGACGGCACCCGCTTCGGTCCGGGGCAGGCCATCGTGACGCCGGGCCTGATCAAGGCGGAGCTGGTCGCGGAATATCGCGTCGATATGTTCAATGGGCTGGTCGAGAACATCGCGGCGTTCAAGGCCAACCTGATCGTCGAACGCGACATCAACAATCCGAACCGCGTCAACGTGCTGTATCCGCCGGATCTGATCAACCAGCTCCGCGTCTTCGCCGTGCTGGCGCAGTTCCGCCTGCAGTACGACCGGGGCATCGATACCGGCATCACCAGCGGTCAGGTCGTCGCGGCTGGTGGCGGGGCATAGTTAGCGGCGATTGAAATGGCGAAACGCTAAGGTTGTGGTCCAAACAGAGGAGTACTAGAAGTGGCACAAAAATTTGCCGGTATTGCATTTCTATTCGTCGCCGGTAACCAGCTTCGGTTGCGCGGCAATTTCACCGTGTCGCCGTCGCCGGTCGAGCGCACCATGATCGCCGGACAGGATGGCGTTCACGGCTTTCAGGAGCTGCCGCGCGTCCCCTTCATCGAGGGCGACATCTCGACCACGTCCGATCTGCAGCTCGAAAGTCTCGACGGCATGACCGACGTCAACGTGGTCGCGCAGCTCGCCAACGGCTGGCAGTACAGCCTGATCGGCGCGACGTGCAAGGCAGCACTTGAAGCCAACTCCCGCGACGGTCAGGTTCGCGTGCGCTGGGAAGGCCTGTGGTGCGAGGAAATTCCGCTTGGCACCGGGCCAACCCTGACCGAGCAAAGCAACGTCACGCTGGGCGGTCCGTAGCAAACAGGTGAAGGGAAACAGGTGAAGTAATGAACAAGCCAGACAAGCGTGAAGGGTTCGTCAGCAAAGCCGAACCCATTGACGAGACGCCGAAAGGGCCGGTGATCGAGAACGAGCCGGTTGTCCCCGTTCCGGCGGACCCCGACGAAAAGGAGACGTGGCCGGTCAAGGTCAAATTGTTGCACAAGTCGGTGCGCGGTCCGAAGGGCGACATGATCAGGGAGCTGTCGTTCCGCGAGCCGACCGGCGGCGACATCAACCGTTATGGCAACCCGTGCATTGTCGATCAGAATGGCGACGTGATCATCCTCGACCGCAAGATGATCACCATGATGGCGGTGCTGTCCGGCGTCCTGCAGCCGTTTCTGGAGGCGATGGACCCGCGCGATTACAATTCCTGTGCCTACAGGTTGCGCGGTTTTTTTATTCCAGATCCGGCGGCTTGGTAAACTTTGAGCTGCCGGTTCTCGACTGCTATCGGCTGGCCAAATTCTACCATGTCTCGCCGACCGTCTTTTTAGAGATGGGCCTGACCGAGGTTCGCAAGCATCTGGAGCGGACCATCGATCTCGCGCACATCATGAACCGGGAAAACGCATCGAGCGACGATGGCTGAGATCATGCATCGGCACCAAACGCGCGCACCGTCAACGGAGTAAAATAAAATTCCGGACTTTGAAGAACTAAAACTGACGGTTTCGCTCACCGACGATGCGTCGGCGGGGCTGACCAACATTCGCGCCCAGCTCGTGCAATTGACCCAGACGGCGGGTCAGGTTCAGACCGCGTTTGCCGGTGTGGCAGCAAGTACGCAGCAAATCGGCCAAGCGGCGCAGCAGACGACACCGAGGGTTAGCAGCGTCGAGAAGGCGCTGAAGGATCTCAGTCGCTCGGCCGAAGAAACCTCGCGCGGCATGCTGCAGATGGTCCTGTCGATGAGGGGCGGTGTCGGCGCACTCCCGCAGCTTGCTCTGGGCCTCCGCGAAGCAACCCAAGGTCTGAAAGGCGTCAATGAGGGAATGGCGGCGCTCGCGCCAGCGACAAGGCTGGCGGTCATTGGCCTTGGTGGTATTGCTATCGGCATCACCGCCATCGGGGCCGCTGTTGCTGCCTACGGCATCTCGGTTTTCAAATTCTCGCAGGAGATGTTCACGCTCAGTCAAACTGCTCGCGCTCTCGGCATGACCTTCGGGCAGCTTAGGAACATGACTGAACAGAACGAGCGATTTGGCATCTCCGCCGAAAATACCGCTGCACAGATTGGCAGAGTGAATGAAGCTCTGACTGATCTGACGTTGAGCGGTTCAAAGCTGCGGCAATCCCTTTTGAGCGAGGGAGTCCCGGCGCAATGGATTGACGACTACACGAAACTCACCAACGAAGTTGACCGTTACAACGCGAGGCTTGCAGCACAGATCAAGATTCGCGACGACTGGATCAAGCGCGGCGTATCACCGGAGGTTGCGGCAACTATATCCGGTCGATTCCAGACGCGGTTGGGAGGAGATCCCACCGCGATCACGCGCCCGCCGCTGGAGCAGCCGACCGCAGCAGAGCTGGCGCAGTCGAAGCGAATTGAAGAGTCGAGTGCGGCGATAGCCGAGCAGTGGCGCATCATCTCCAAGCATATCACCGACATCAAGAATGCGTTTCTGGAGTTTGGTCTGCCCGGCGTTCTCAGCACGCTGCAATCCATCGCCGGGGTGCTGGGAAGAATTACCGAGGGCATGCGAAAAGTTAAGGAAGGAGACCCCGGCCACAAATTGGTTCCGGAGAGATCGATTTTTGGGCGAGCGCTCGGCGGTCTCGGTTTCGGTCAGGAACCGCCTGCTACCTTCGATGAAAGATTCAACGCCTTAAAAAGTCCGTCGAGCTTCCGGGGCGCGAACGATAATAATCCGCTTCTGCACCGGAGCAGCTTCGGTGGTGATACTGGCGGCAGTAGCGGTGAAGGCCGCGCGCAGGCCGTCATCAAGGGGGGCGTGTACGAAGCGCTGGTCGAATTCTACGGCTTTCTGCGGGGCGGCGGTACGGGCGGCGGCGGAATCCAGAATGCGTCGCTGACGACTGGCAACATTCCCGGCGCTGGCCCCGGCGGGAGTGCCTTACACAGCGGCGGTGGTTATACCGTACTTCCAAACGGCAGCGATGGCGGACCCGGCACAGGCAGAGGCGCAGGCGGCAGCGGAGGTGGCGGAGGCGTAGTCGATAAGTCCGGCAAGGGTGTTGATCCCGACACCGTTGGCCAGTTGAAGCAATTGGCTTCGACCGGCAACACATCTGCCATGCGCCAGCTCATGACATCGCGCGGCTACCGGGTTGACAGCGCGTGGTGCGGCGATCTCGCGCGAACGCTCGTCGGCGGCAGCGGCTTCCAAGTGCCACAAGGTTATCCGATTGCATCGACATGGCGCGGCATTGGCGCGCACGCTGAAGGCTCAGCCATCAATGAGCCGGGCACGCAGTTTGGCAGCATCGTCGCATCCAAAACCAATGTGCCGATTGGACAGACCGGCGGTCATGTCATGACGGTCGTGCCCGGCACCTACGATCCGAAGAACAACACTGCGGAAGTGGTTGATACTGGCGGACGACGGCGGCGGACGTTGAACGGCTTTGAGCTTCGTTCTTTGCCCGCAGCGGAAGCCGTGGCGGCATCCGGAAACGTCAACAAAACATCACCGTCATCGGGTCCATCCACAGACGCGAACGTCATGCCCGAACTATCGAAATTCGTGGCGGCTAAAGAACAGTTCAGAGCGCATCCATTCGCTGACTTCGGCACGACGGGCATCGGCTACGGCACGCCAGCCGCCGGTCGCAGTAGCATCAGCGAGCCAGATGCGCGCAAGGAGATGGAAGGCAGGCTGGCCGAGAGCCTGAAGCGCGTCGATGAGCTGAACCCAAATCTGACGCAGGGTCAGCGAATGGCGCTGGCGTCGCTCGATTACAATACGGGTTGGATTCAAAAGGGCGGCGAAAAGAACGACGCAATGCGCGCGGCGCTCAAGAGCGGCGACCTCGCAGGCGCGAGAAGGTTATTCGGGACGTACACTCATGTCGGGGGACCGCAGGGAAGGGTGCTTCCCGGTTTGGCATCGCGGCGGGCGGAAGAACTTGGCGGGTTCTGGGACAGGCCAGATCCGGACCGCACCGCGCTTAGCAAGCCGCTCGACCGCAGCGCGCTGAATGACAACAACAGGATTCACTCGACCGGCCAACTTGATGTCAGCGTCAACGCTCCGCCCGGCACCAAGGTCAACTATCACGGCCAGAATCTTCTCAAGAACACGTCGATGCAGCGGCAGACGCAGATGATGCCGACCCAAGGCGGTCCCACAGTCGCCGATACCGCGCAGAGCTACATGAGGGGAGGCACCTGATGGCCTCGCCAACGATACCGTTTACGGATCAAAACATCGCGCAGATAGCGGCAGAGAGCGGCGGCGCTTCGAACATTCTCGCATTGCGATCCGGCATTGCGTGGCGGTCGTCGCTGAGACGCGCGAGCTTTCGTGGCGCGCAATTCCACGTCGATACCGGCGTGCGCGAATCCGGCCGTCGCGTCGTCAATCACGAATTCCCCAAGCGCAACACGCCCTATGCCGAGGACATGGGTCGCCGTGGCCGCGAATTCACGGTGCGCGGCTACATCATCGTCTACCCCCGCGATACCGGCGATCTGCTCCAGCAGAAGAACTACATCCCGGCGCGCGACAGTCTGATCTTGGCGCTGGAGACCGATGGGTCAGCTAATCTGCAATTGCCGACGCTCGGCGTTTTGAATGTCATGTGCCAGCGCTATCGCGTCACCGAGGAGGACAAGCTCGGCGGCTATTGCGTGTTCGACATGACGTTCACCGAATTCGGTCAGGCCCCGGCGACCGGCACGCGGGACAGCGCGGCTGGTGTAACCTACGCGGCGGCGAATCTCGGCAACGCGACGCAGACCGCCATCACCGATGGAACCAAGGCCATCGATAGCGGCGCAGCATCAACGACGATTTCCACATGATGCAAGCCCCGCACGTTCGCGAAGCCGCCGACATCATCCGCGTCGCGACCGGCCTATTGCTGGCGACGTCGAATAACCAGATCGGTCGTGCCGGATCGGATCTTCGCCGTGCCTGCGGTGACATGGCCGCGAATGCCGAGAAGTACATCACCTATAATCAGCTCGCGCCCAAGCTGGCCTATTGTTTTGATCAGGCGCGGGTGACCGGCGCGACGATGGACGAATTCAACCGGATACGCGAGGCCGTCGTGGCGGAGAGCGCAGT